ACCAACGTGAAGTTGATCGGCTACCAGACATCTCTTCAAAGATGTCTGATATTCAAGCGCAAGTTGATCATCTTAGAAGAATAGCTAGTGAAGCTGAAAAGGGAGATATCGACAAAGATGATCCTGAAATGGAAGAACTGATGCTGTCACTTGAATCCTTAAAAAATGAACCACTGACTATTGTGCAAGAAGGTTTAGTATTTGATTTTCCAGAGTGCGACTCAATCATAGTAGACCCGATGTGCAGACTACTCAGAGGGTTTGTCGGAGCATCATGGGTAGCACATGAAATGTATCTATCCACTGAAGAAATAAAAGAAATATATGACGTTGACGTAAAAGAATCGTTTCTGTCTTATGACATGAAGGGTAACGAATCCAGCGTAAAATCAGGGCAGACATATAACTATTTTAATAGCAGCGATACAGAAGGTGTAAGAGATGGACTAGCACTTGTCTGGGAAATCTATGATAAGAACGCAGGACTACTGTACGTTGTCTGTGATGGACACAATGATTTCCTAGTTGAACCAGCCGCACCTCCAATTAAAGTGGAAACATTCTGGCCGTTCTTCTCGCTGACATTTAATGAAATTGAACATAAAGATTTACTTTACCCACCATCGGACATTAAACTTCTTTCCCCAATGCAGCATGAGTATAACCGTGCGAGACAAGGGTTACGGGAACATCGTAAGGCAAACAGACCTAAATACGCCGTGCCAGCGGGGATGTTAGAAGAAGAAGATAAAGAGAAGTTGCGTGATCCACCAGCTAATGCTGTCTTGGAATTACAAGCACTGGCATCTGGACAAAGAGTGGATGATGTACTTCAACCAATCAAACAGATCGGGATTGATCCAAACCTTTACGAAGTACGGACCATATTCGATGACATCCAATTGGTTGTTGGGCAGCAGGAAGCAAACTTTGGGCAAGTCTCAAAAGGAACCGCTACAGAAACCAGCATCGCAGAATCAAGCAGGATGTCAGCAATTGGAGCAAACATCGATGACTTGGATTCGTTCATGTCAGAGATAACAAGGGCAGCCGGACAGGTATTACTTTTAGAGATGAGTAAAGAAGAAGTCATGGCAATTGTCGGCCCCGGAGCAGTCTGGCCTGAGTTTAAAAAAGAAGATATTCTTAATGAAATATATTTACAGATTGAAGCAGGGTCAACAGGTAAACCGAATAAAGCTGCGGAACTGCAAAATATTGAGCGAATAATTCCTTTCTTGATACAAATACCGGGTATTGATCCGAAGTTTCTTGGAAAAGAATTGTTGAAACGATTGGATGATAAGATGGATTTAACAGAAGCAATTGTAGAGAAGTTGCCTTCAATCGTTGCCCAGAACATGGCGCAAGGTGCGAAAGCACAGGCACAGGCTAGAGGAGGTAATGCTCCCGAAGCACAAGGCGGTCAAGGAAGCAATAACGCTCCTGTACCAAGACCATCCGGCGGCGGAAGGCCGCCCGGAATGGGAATTAATGTTTAACATTTAAAAGGACGTATTATGACTGAAGAGTCACAAGAAATGGAATCGTCCCCCGTTTCTGAAGAAGTACAATCAGACGAGTCTACCACAGAAATCGTTGCGGAAGACACGGCATCATCGTCAGATGCCACAGAAGTAGAAGCAGAGACACAGGAAACTTTAGCGGATGTAGTGCAAGAAGCATTTCAGCCAGCAGAAGAAACCTCTGTCGAAGTGGAAGCTACTGAAGAGACAGAAACCGTGGAGTCATATGATGATTCTGAAAACAATGCGGAAGCATCGGAATCAGATGATAAACTCCTACCTTTTCACAAGCACCCTCGTTTTAAAGGCATCGTAGCCGAAAAAAACGAACTAAAAGAAACAGTCTCACGACTCCAGAATGACTCAGATCAGTATTCTAAGATCACTGATTTCATATCCAAAAACAATCTATCTGCGAAAGATGCAGTAGAAGGTTTTAAAATAATGTCTGCGATTAAAAATAATCCAGAGTCGGCATATGGAATTCTTGGTCATCATTTGAATAATGTATCAAAAGCCACCGGGAGAAGATTGCCAAAGGACATTCAGGCAAAAGTTGATGACGGTTTTTTGGATGAGGATGCAGCCAAAGAGTTAAGCCAAAGCAGAGCAAGCCTCGCAAGAGAGCAGAATCTGCGGAAGTCAGACCAAGAGAAAGTCAGAAGACAGCAAGTAGACAGTCAAAGTGATATGTTGTCAGGAGCATTACAATCTTGGGGAGAATCGACTCTAGCAAAGGATATGGATTTCGGTCTTAAACAAGAAGAATTTAATGATCGTGTCGTTGCATTAGTGAATGAGCGAGGACAGCCGGGAACCCAGACAGAAGTATTAGCACTTGTAGAAGATGCTTATGAAACTGTTAATAAAAGGTTCAAGGCTCGACAACCTCAACCCACAACGCTCCGCACGGCAACAGGTGGTAAACTCAGCGGAACACCACGGACAGAGCCGAAGAGTCTAAGCGATGCAATCAGCATGGCATACGATTCATCATAAGCAAAGTCTTGGGGTTCCTCTAAATTAAATAAGGAGCCAATATGGCACTAACAAGCGCAGAATTGTCGAACATCAGTTCAGCCGCCCTTGATTATTACATCAATCGTGGCAACGTAATGTCTCAGTCAATTCAAGATAAGCCTTTGTTCGCAGCGATGGACAAAGCATCAAAGACCTTCCCCGGAGGAAAATCGGGAGTTGATTTAGCAGTTAAGGGTGTTTACACCACAACTGTTGCAGGTTACAACGCAGCAGATACTGTGACGTATACAAACCCAGCTAATATCAAACGGGCCAACTACACTTGGAAAGAGCATCACGCTGGTTTGGCGGTTACTATGACCGAATTGAAAAATGACGGAATTAGTATTACTGACACAGCAATTCCCGGTGATTCTGTAAAGAAACTTTCCGGGCGTGATAAGCAAGTTTTGGTAAATCTTCTTGATGACAAGTTGGAAGATTTGGCAGAGGGTTACACCCGTGGGATGAACAACTTCCTTTATGGTGACGGTACAGCAGATGCCAAGGCAATTGCAGGGATACGGAGCATTATAAAAGATGCACCGGGTTCAGCAGGAACCATTGGCGGAATCGATCATGTAGCTAATACATGGTGGAGGAACCGTGCCAGTTTAGCAATTGCTACTACTGCGACAGGAAACGAATTAATCGCTTTCCTACACTCCGAAATTAGACAACTGCGTAAGTTTGGCGGCAAGCCTTCTTTAGCAGTGTGCGGCAGTCTGTTCTTAGACAGATTAGCAACGGAGTTGCGTTCACACGGTAATTACTCCCAGACAGGATTTAATGGCAAACAGGACATCTCAATGGGAGAAATCAGCTATCAGGGGATTAACTTTAAGTATGATCCAGCATTGGATGATCTTACTGTGTCCGGCAAAAACCCTGACAAGCGGTGCTACATTATTGACCCATCCAAAATGTACCTTATGTACATGGAAGGTGAGAAGATGAAGAAGCACTCACCAGCTAGACCACACACAAGCTATGTGTTCTACAAGGCAATCACAACTACTGCGGTATTGTGTGCCTCACAAGTTAACTGCCACGGAGTTTACGAAATAGCGTAAGCACTAGGCGTTTATGGGCGGCATTAGCCGCCCTATAACCTTAATGAATAGTATCATGGAAACTACTTATCGGATCAATGTGGCTCTGAACGGGGAGTTAGGAAGTATCGTACACAAGGAGGCAGTATCTGCTCCTGAAATTAAGATATTACTACATCTTCACGGACTTGGATCAGTAACTAATATTGCAATGTTCGGCAAAGAAGACATCGACTCTACAGATGAAAGAGCGAGACTAGGAAGCATTTATCAAGAAGAAAGAATAAATGAGGTTTTCGGCAGCTACGGCCCGTTACCTTTGGACATCAAAGAATTAAAATTAGACAGTAATCTGTTTGAAAAAGGTGCAGCCCCAATTGGTTTGGGCGGTGCTAAAGTTAAGAAACAAACAACGGAGAATAATGGCACGGAACACAACACTGCAAGTCCTGCTGAATGATCTGAGAAGCGAATCAGGCCACGCAATTTCATCGGCACTTGGGAAGTCAACCCAAGAGATGATGACAAATTTATTGAACAGGGTTCAACGTAGACTCTGGGAAGATTTTGCATGGCCGTTTCTACAGGTTAAAAAGGATATAACGCTAAACGCTGGTCAGAGATATTACGATATCCCTGCGGGTCTGACACTTGAACGGATACAACAGGCTGTATTCAAGTATGGTTCAGTTTGGGAAAATATTTCATATGGCATTTCGCCAAGTGACTATACAACGTATGATTCCGATAGGGGGACACGGTCTTGGCCTATCCAAAAGTACGAAGCATACGGATTGTCACAAATTGAAGTTTGGCCTATCCCCAGTTCTAACTCTAACGCTACCACAGGGGACGGACTTCTAAGATTAGAAGGCACGGGTAACCTCTCCAACTTTGTTGCTCTTTCTGACACAGCAGACTTGGACGATCAGCTACTTGTCCTCTATGCTTCTAGCGAATTATTAACTCGACAAAAAAGTCCAGATGCACAACTAAAACAACAACAAGCACAAGTGCATTACCAACGGTTAAGAGCGAGATTATCTAAATCTGCTCCTATTGTTATTGGAGGCGGGGATTCAGATGCATACAAAGCAAGAGGACCACTACTCATTCACAATACAGGATAGATGCCATACGTTCTCGTAGAAGATTTTAAATCAGGTATTGACACTCGCAGAACTGTCGTGACTAGCGTTCCCGGTAGCTTATATGGGATAAACGAAGCTGGAGTCGCAGGACTTACGAATGCTCATATCACCAGAGGCGGTGAGATAGAAAAGCGCAGGGCATTTAAGCTGTGGGCTACACTACCGTCCGGCACTCACGGATTAGCAGCCGGAGGCGGTAGAGTCTACGTCTTTGCAGACGGACACGGGGGGCTACCATCACTCACAGGACAACCAGAAGAGTTATCAATTCTTAAAATGGAAAGTCGCTATCGTGGGGCATCCGGTGAAGAAGACATGGCGAAGATTCTGAGCGTTGATTTTTTCAACGGGAAGCCTTACGCAGCAGTTCAATTTGAAGACGGATTGATCAACCATTACTGGGGCGATCACGCTGACCCCGGTGCGACTAACGGGTTAAGCGTTGCTCCTAACCGAATCATCCAGCAGTACGATGGACGGGCAAGAGCATCTTTTACAGTTACAGCAGGAAACCCAACTGCAACCACAGGGACAGCAGCCACTGGGGCAGTTACAGTAGCTGGAGGGACAGGCTTTGTGGGGAACAATCTGCTTTTTCTGCGTGTAGCTAACGTAGACATTTTGGATGCACCCATTGCCCACACTGGGAATGACAGTACGACTGCAACCGCAATTGTAAATGCAATCAATGCAAAGACATCAGTACCTAACTACACTGCATCTGCATCGTCAGCGGCGATAACGATAACCGCAGCAGACAAAGGTACAACAGCAAATGGAAAAGCAATAACCTCCAGTGTCGAGGGAGATTTTGTTTTAAACACAGTTACATCCCCTTTTGCATCCGGGGTGGATAACGCATTAACAGACCTGACGATGGGCGGTGTGTCAATTATTCGTGATCCTGTTCTTTATACGACATCACATATTGCAACCGCAGCAGCGATTGCGGATGAGATAAACTCAACCTCAACAACTCCAGAATGGGAAGCAGTTTCAAGTGGGGCAGAGGTTACGATAATAGCAGAGACACAGGGGAATTCGACAAACTCATACTACAATAGTGTTACTCATCTTGAAGCCAAAACGGGGGACATGGTTTTGACTACAGCATCCGGGCAGACAGTCACGACAGGAGGAGCGACAGTCTCCACGGGGCAACAGGCTGGAAGTTATGTAATGTCAAACAAATACGCAGTTCACTCACTAGAAGAATCAACATGGAGATGGTGCGGAGTTGGTGACCCAACAGATTGGACTTCAGGGATAAATACCACCTCTGGTGCGGGGTTCCAAGTTCTTTCAAATCACGCCAGAAATTCTGAAGAATTAATGGCGATGTCAACGTATTACGAAAACATAGCAATCTTAGCACAGGATTGTATACAGATATGGTTTTATGATCCTGATCCAAATGTAATTCAACTTGTTCAAGTACTGAATAATACAGGTACTGTTGCATCAAAAAGTGTGATAGCAATCGGTGACTCGGATGTGTTTTATTTGTCCCGTTCAGGTATCCGCAGTTTAAAATCAAGAGATAGTTCCAACGCAGCTTATATTGGCGATATCGGAAACTCTATAGATTCAATTATCATTAGCGCAATCCAAGCTGATGCTGCTGACGGCAGAGATGCTTGCGGTATTTTAGACCCACGTTCAGGCCGTTACTATCTAGCAATTGGGCTGAAAGTGTATGTGTTCAGTTATTTCCCTTCCAGCAAAGTTTCTGCATGGTCAGTCTATGAGCCGGGTTTTGTTATAGAAGATTGGGCGTTTGATGGCAGACAAGTCCTATGCCGAAGCGGCAATAATGTTTACAGCCTTGGGGGACTGAACGATGATGAATATGATAGTTGCACAGTAACAGTACAACTTCCGTTCTTAGATGCACAAAGTCCTGCTACAGACAAAATGTGGTCTGGGATAGATGCAGTTGCATCATCGACTTGGACAGTCAAAATAGCTGCTGACCCAACAGATATTGAAGCAAATGAACTGGCGGCTACTCTTAGTAAAGTAACGTATGGTCTTGGCAGAATCGGTCTTTCGACTACATCTACGCATTTGGCCTTGAAATTAGAAAATACTCAAACAGGGGCAGCCAAGATTGGTACTTTGGCGGTCCACTACACACTCAACGAATCAGGTTAAAAATGTCAGTAATAAGCGATATATTAGAATCCATTCTTGGGACCGGGGGCAGTTCCTCCAACACTTATGAATCAGCGGAAGAGGCAGAGGCGAGGAGGCAAGCGAAAGTTGATAAAGGTCTGGAAAATATTAACAGTGTGTTTTCTCAGTATGACGATGACTTCTACGACAAAAGTTCTGATGCATATCTTGATTATTACGAGCCTCAGTTGGAGGACAAATACAAAGATGGGTTAAAGGAACTACAGTTTGCTCTTGCGAGAGGCGGAAGATTTAACAGTTCGACTGAAGTTGGGAAGAAAGGAAAGGCAGCGGAGGACTTGGGTTTCCAAAAAAACGAATTAGCAAGTGGGGCAGTTAAAGCGGCGAATGATAGCAGAAATTCGGTTGCGACTTCAAAAGAACGTATGGTTAACTTGAATCAAGTGAATGCTGACCCAGATTTAGCATCATCTTTATCCAACGCTCAGTCAGGTATTCTTAATACACCACCGAAATTTGATCCGTTATTAGATGTATTTTCAAATATTACTGAGGGGTTAGCAAGCCGGGAAGAATTAGAAAACCGTAAAAAAATCAGAGATAGAGTAGAAAACTATGGAAGTAGGGATAGTTCGAGGACAGTATAATGGCATCTAGAAGAGTAGCAAAAAAGACAGGAGCAACATCTACTGCGAAGGGCAGAGACATAGTCTCGCCTAATTCAGGGAAAGCAAAAGCGGGTGGTAAACCTGAAGTCCTGCCTTTTAATCAATCAACTATTAATGCGATTAATAAAGCTGGACCAAAAGGGCATGAACTTGCCCACATCCTTCCAAGAGAAGGGAGACTCCTTGAAGAAGCTTTTAACAGTGAAGGTGCAACAGACCCTAAGACTAAAATAAAGAGTTATGCACCCGGTAAAACGGGGTATGAAAAGGGGGTTGTAGAGTCTGGGTTAAAGTTACCAAAAGGGGAAAACAGGGGGAGACTTGATTCGGATCACCAAGTCGCAGTCTTAACAGACCCGGAGGTTGAAGCACTTAATACTATGCGGTGGCGTGACAAGGACAGAGGATTCACATCTGGTTTTGGCCCGGAGATTACTGCACTTGCAAAACAGAATGACAAACCTTTCGATTTTGTGGAGTATCAAGGTGAAAAAATCCCTACCCTGAATGACTCAGGTAGTTATGGAGACGGCCCTCAAGGTTCTGGGTCTACAGGTGGTAATATAGACAGTGGCAGTGGCGGTGGGGGTGGTGAATCTGAAATGGAAAAATTTATTAGGGAACACTGGGAAAAAGTAGCGAGAGAGAAAAGAGAGGCAGAAGCAGCCGCAAAAGCGACTATAGCGGCAGCAGAAAAGAAAGAACGAGAAAGACTTGCAGGGCTAGAGCGAGAAAGAATAGCAAGAGAGAAAAGACAAAGGGAGGCTCGTGCTAGAGCAGTTATAGCGGCTGCGGAGAAAAAAGAACGAGAAAGACTTGCAGGGATAGAAAGAGAAAGAATAGCTAGAGAGAAAAGAGAGAAGGCGGCAAGAGATAAGATTGCAAGAGAGAAAAAAGAAAAAGCGATAGCAGATAAAGCTATAGCAGATAAAGCGATAGCAGATAAAGCTATAGCAGATAAAGCGATAGCAGATAAAGCGATAGCGGATAAAGCGATAGCGGATAAAGCTATAACAGACGCACAACAAGCCGCAGATGATCTGGCAGAAGAAGAAGCTGCTGCAGAATATCAGGCGGTCTTAGATGCGGAAAATGCAGAAAACGAGACTATACAAACAGATATTCAAGATGATATTGATTATCTTGAATCCTTAGAACAAGAAGAACCAGAAGAGCCTCCACCAGATACGGAGCCGGGAGGGGAAGGCGATGCCACTGTCATAAATGATCCTGTAGATGATGAAATTATCGGGGGAGATATAGGGGAAGACACCACTTCTATCAATCAAACAGAAGGGCCAGACCCAGATCAATTTTATGGTGACTATTCAGACCTTGCTGCGGATGGTGATGATTTTTTAGAAGGCGAAGGAGAATATGCATTAGATGAAGAACCCGCAGATGAATTTGAAGAGATGCAAGCGGAGATTCAAGAAGACATTGATTACACTGATCAAGTAGATGAAGTCAATAATGAGTTTGGCGGCTTGGATTATGATGAGTCTGGGGTAACTCAAATAGATGAATCAAATGGCCCTGTTGATGTTGGTGTAATTCAAGATGCCATCGATTCTGCCGATAGTGACTACTTAGAAGGCGAAGGGGATTATGGTCTTGAGGATGATCCTTATGCAGAGCCAGAGCCGGGTATTATGGAGTCAATTGGCGATTGGGTTAACGATATAGTAGGAAACGGGGAAGAAATTGAAATTAAGGATGAATCAAATATTGATGTCGATAGCGACTACTTAGAAGGTGAAGGTGAATACGGGTTAGAAGATGATCCTTACGAAGAAACTATGGGAGCGGATGGCCAAGACATCACACCAGAAGAGATAATATCAGCTTTAGAAGAGAATGATGACTACCTTGAAGGTGAAGGTGATTATGGGGTAGATGATCCTTACGAAGTACCAAGCGGTTACGAAGGGGAGTTTGATGGACTTGATGATGCCGGGGGAGACAACTTTGATGCTCCCGATGAGGAACTTCTAGGCGGGGATTCACATGATGGGGGTTATGACGGGGAACATGGCGGTGGTATCACACTAAATGATCCTATGGATGATGACCAAAATGATAATTCTGAACCCGGAGGTGATGGTGGCATTTCCATAGATGAGACAGATGATGATCCATCAAACGATTTGGAGCCTGTGTATGATCCAACTTTGGATGAAGACATACTGGGGGGGGACACACAGGATGAAGACTATGATGGCGGCTCCATAGATGAAACAGACGATGATCCTACCAACGATCTTGATACTTATGATGATCCTATCGTCCCTGCTGATAATAATGATGATGGCCCTGACACAACTGACCCAACTATTGACGTTTCCACAGGCAATCTTTCTGATGCGGACCGTCAGACTCTCATGGATGCTTTGGACAAACAGTACGGAGAATATGCCGAAACAGACTACGAGGCACTTTATAAGAATGAATTTACTGATGATCTGGATGAAGACTTTACAGCAGCTACAAAAGGGTTGGATTACAATTTTCTAACTTCTGGTGATCGAACAGAATATAACACAAAAGGAGACACGGTTAATGACCAACAGGACTATTTGGGGGATTTATTGACAGGAGAGCAAAACGACTATCTCAATACAATGTCTACCAATTTTGGGCATGGAGCATCAAACACCATGAATGATTGGTATTACAAAAATCGCAAAGGAATTAATGATTTACAAGTCGCTGACGATGGGACTTACGATTTTGATTTCACAGATTTAGATATGTCTTCTTACTCTGACCCGTCAGCAAGTTATGACCCAGAATTTTATGGAGCAAAAAACGAGGATGGGAGTAGCTTATACGACAAAATATATGAAGACCCTGATAAAACATACTATGGCGGAATTGAAGGTGGTACTGATCCTCAAGAAACTTTTTTAAAGTACCCAGACAACGATAACGATCCAAGAACTACTTTTGACCCTATGGAAAATGTTGGGATAATACCCGGTCCCAACGATTTGCCTAGCAAGAAGAACAAGAAGAAGACCTTACCAATTTATAACCAGTAAAGGAGACAAAATGGACCCAGTAACAATGGCAATTTATCTTGCACTGACAGTAATGGCATCGCAGAGAAAGAAACAGTCGTATGATAGGGGTGTTAATACCCAAAATAGACTGATGGCAGAAAATGAAACGAAACGTAACGCTCTCCAAAAAAAGAACGAAGCGAAGTCTCAAGAATTATTAGGTGTGTTAGACAAAAGCAATGTAACAAAAGATTCGACAGTTGAGTCTCAGCGTATATCTGAGTTAATGAATAAAATGCAAGGCACACCGCAACAGGACAAACTTGTGTCTGGGAACGCACCTCAAATAGTTCAGGATGCAATGTCTAAAGCATTGGCAAATGCATCTACAAATGTCAAAAGAAGTGGAGATAGCAAAGCAAAGCTTCAGGCAATGTCAGGGCAATTCGACAAGTACAATCCCCAATTGTCAGATGCAGAAACATTAGCCAAAAACATTGCTGGCAAGCTGAAAGGTAACGCTGCTGTGCGTGACATCGGAATGAGAGAGGCTGGGAATACATACGATCAAGGTGCAGATTTAATGGGGCAGATTGCAAAGATCGTGGGGATGTACGGAATGTCTCAAGGGAAGGGTGACCCCTCAGTAATTACAGATGATGCGGATTTAACTGCCCCACAGGGTGGGAATGGGAACAAATATAACACTTACGTCTAAGGATACTCATGGGAACACGATCAAAAAATTCATACTACCAATCAGAAGATTTGTCTAGAGCGATGGGGAATGTCGGTCAACTCATGGGACTGTCTGGGAATGCTGACTCCAACTACCTGACCAATCTTGGGAAGGTGTCAAGGTACGAAGGTACTGAACTGGATAATCGAAAGAAGGAGAATCTAGCGGCATTATTACAGAAAGCGATTTTCGGCAAGTCTCCCGATGAAGCGTATGGCCGGGCTAAAGCGACAGGGTTCAACGACTTTGGGGGTGGGTTGGACAAAGAGGCACTGCGTGGTGGGAAGGTGCAGTTGCAACAACAAGATATTGCCACCAATAAGAAAATAGCTGGGTTGGAAGATTTAATCCTGAAGAATAAGAGGCAGGACCCAAGGACTTTTGAGACAGGTGATGCGTGGTTGAGGAAGCGGGCTGTAGGGGAACAAGCATTGAGCGACACTGCTATGGAGGAAGCAGCCAATAAGATAATGTTACTTAGGGGGCAGACTCCCGGTATGCAACTGGATGCATCAGGCAGAAGAAGAAAGGAGTTTGATGGACGTAAGGCAGCGGAAAGTCAAGCAGAAATAAGATATAAAGAGGAGCAAACAAACGCTGTTGTGGCACTTGGCAAGAAAAGGAAAGAAAAGCTTACCAAGGAGATTGCAAAAATTGCTGATGAAATACTGCTGAAAAGCAAATTAAATGCAGTCCAAGTAATGGAGATTAAAAATAGGGTCTTGAACGCTGTAGCCAAATTAGACCAAGACAATCTGACAGCAGCAGACAGGCGGAAACTAATTAAGGAACAAACAAATGTTCAAGCACAAAAGGTATTGGAGGGAACTGCAAAAGCTGGAATTGCGGGTAATAATAAACTGATATCCGATGCAGAACTAAAGGCTAACCCCGGCAAGCTGGCGAATGAAAAGAAGCAACGGACTGTTAAACTGGCGGATCTGGAAGCGAAATTAGCAAGAGAAGGAGATGCTGGAAAGAGAGAGAAAATTAAGCGGGAAATAGCTGAAGAGACAATGCAGCCAATAATAAACACGATAGTGGATAAGGCAGCAAACCAGAGGGAAGTTAATAAGAATACAATAGCTAGTGGCAGACTTACGGACCAGAAAATAATGAACGCACTGACAAACATGAAAAGTCCGAGTGATAAACAACGTGATCGGGATTTGATAGATGCACGGACTGCTAAAGCAAATAGGACATCAACTGGGACTAGCGAAGGAGCAAGTGATAGCGGCCTAATGCTACTGGGTGAAGACGGCAAACCCTCCAACCCGAATGCGGGCAATGGAATAATGTCTTTGCTTTCAAATATCCTTGGTGGAGGAGGGTCTGCTCCTCCAGCAGTCCAATCTTCTTCTCCAGCAACTCAATCATCTTCTCCGAATGAAATCCTAAGTGGTTTGAAAGGACAAGGTACATCAGGCTGGAAGGCTAACCAAATAAAAGCATTTGTCCAAAAAGTTGTGGCTGAATCGGGGGGTACGGTGACTCCCCAAAAAGCATTAGAAATTCTCAAAATCTCTCAGCAAGGTAACTAAAAATGGAATGGGATTTTTCTGACATCTCCGCTATGTCAGAACCGAAGAAAAAAGTTTGGGACTTTTCTGACATCTCCGCTATGGGGTCAGAGCCAAAGAAAAATGAATGGGACTTCTCTGATATATCCGCAATGGGCAACGCCCCAGTTCCTACTGAGACACCTCCTATAGGTCTAAATACTCCAAGTCAAGCCGCACAACTCCCCGGAAGGCAGAATCCACACCCTCCAGTTAATCAAGAAGTTATCAGAGATTTTCTTCCAGCAGTAGCTGCTGGAGAAAACACCTTCCAGTTAAATAAAGCCATTGGTGATTTGAGCCAGCGTGAGTATGTTGAAGAAAATCCTATTGAAGCAGGACTTGAAACTCTATTTAAAGTCCTATCTGGCGGATTACCAAAACAGGCGAAGACTGATGAACAACTCGCTGCTTTAGAACAAGAGGTTGCAGAAAGACAGAAGGTACAAGATTCCCAGAGAGTCATAGGGACTAAAGACGTTGATGGAGCAGGGGATGCTTTAAGTTTAGTCACTGCAAACGTAGGAGCCTCCACTCCAGCTATGCTCAGATCCATCGCATCTGGTGGTACTATGACTCCAGACATTATGTCGAATGAAATAAATGCTAATCTTGCAGACATAGAAGACTTATCTAGCAAAGACCGAAGAGCATTGTCAAAAGGTGGTGGAATTATTGCGGCCACGCTAGAGAATATCGGTCTTGGTTACCTGATCAAGGGTGTCCCTCCGGGGGTGTTCGCTAAGATGGGGTTAAATAAAACGGCGGAATTGATTGAGAGAAGTGTCACAGCAAAGGTGGTTTCCAAGGGCGGGGTAGCCTCTTTAACAGAAGGTATAACAGAGGGTGGTCAGGAAGCAACAGGCATTGGTGCAGAACTGATAGCCGGGAAAGAATTTGCACCGGGCGAAATTGCAGAACGGGTAAAGGAAGCTGTCAAACTTGGTGCTGTAACTGGTGGGGCATTAGCGACAGGTGGATCGGCTACTGTGGAAGGTCTAAAGAAGGTAGGAGAAATCACTCCTAACACGGGGACATCTTTAGATGACCCCGGTCTTGAGGATGATGGACTGTCAGGGAGAGCGGAACCTGAGTTGGATGTCAAATCAGATGACGATACTTTTACGGATGGTAAAGGTCAGAAGTGGGTCAAACTACCGTCAGAGATTACAGAGGAAAAGTTTACAAAGAAAATAGAAGACGTAACCCCAGAGACAAATACCGATGAGGCGGTAGATACTGTTTTTAAATATTTACCAGAAAAAGAGGAAACAAAAACACCTGTTAGTATTCGTAAAAAAGTTACAGAGGAGGGAGGTGATCAAGAGTCTGAAGCAGTAGTAGAACCAGCAGTAGAACCAGTAGTAGAAGCAAAAGAAATTCCGGCTGAACCGTCCCCTGAAACGGTGTCCACACCACCTGAAGGGGGAGTCTCTCCAGCGGTTGAGCCGGATTTACCACCAGTTATACCCCCCCAAGAGGTTGATACGGTACAGGATGACACAGTACAGGACACTGATCAGGGGGAGTCGAACGGCGATGTGGCTGCGGAAGTGGGAGTCGAACCAGAAGTAGAAGCGGGGCCGAAGAAGGTGGCGAAGAAAGACTTTGCTCAGAAGATACTAGCGAAAAAACAAGAAGAGGAATTTGATCGTCTTGCAGATGGTATTGAACCTGATGAGGAGGGTATCAATCTAACAGATGAGGATAGAGCAGAAGCAGAAGATGCGGATTTGTATGGGTCCAAAGGTCCGGCTGGAAAGATTCCGGGTCAGACAACTGAAGCTGTACAGAAAGAGACAGAAGCAACATTTGGGAAGAAGACTGTCCGCACATTAACAAAGAATGGGGCGTTGAAGATAGTTAAGT